TGGGAAGTATGTATTTTACAAGAACGCTTGAGGATTGGGCAAGGTTTGATATTAGCGCAAGAACAAAGTTTGATGCCAGTATAAGTTCAGGTTTAGCTATTATGGCAAATCAAAAGAATGTGTACTTGCCTCAGAAAAAAGAATCAAAAATAAGTCTTAACTTTGCAACATATAATAATAAAGGAACATTAAGTGAATTAATTAGATGAAAGAGGTAAACATAAACATTTCATCTGTAGGATTCCCTAGTCAATTCGTATCTGATGCTGAGAAAGCAACCGATGAGTTTGGATTACAAATAGGACAGGCTATTCAATATGAATGGTTTCGTAAAGATTCTAACGGATGTAGATACTATAGTCAGTGGAGGGGCTTTAATAGATTACGCCTATATGCAAGAGGTGAACAATCCATAGCAAAATATAAAAATGAATTAGCCGTTGACGGTGATTTATCTTATCTAAATTTAGACTGGACTCCAGTTCCTATTATTCCAAAGTTTGTAGACATTGTTGTAAACGGAATGTCTGATAGATTGTTTAAAGTAAAAGCTTACGCACAAGATGCATTATCTCAATCTAAAAGAAGTAAATATCAAGAAATGATTGAAGGGCAGATGGCTGCAAAAGACGTTCTTGAAATTGTACAAAAAAATACAGGGTTTGATCCTTTTATAATGAACCCTGATGAATTACCAGCGAGCGACGAAGAGTTATCGCTTTATATGAATTTAAATTACAAACCAGCCATAGAGATTGCTGAAGAGGAGGCGATTGATACAATGTTTGCCGAGAATCATTATAATGATATACGTAAGCGATTAGATTACGACATGATGGTGACGGGTATGGCTGTAGCAAAACACCAGTTTCTTCCTGGTTCAGGTGTAGAGGTTTCTTATGTAGACCCTGCTAATGTAGTTTATAGTTATACAGAAGACCCTCATTTTAAAGATTGTTTTTATTGGGGTGAAATTAAAACAGTGCCAATTGCAGAGTTAATGAAAATTGACCCTACACTAACAAATGATGATTTAGATACAATTTCTAAATACAGTCAGAGTTGGTATGATTACTTTAATACAGCACAGTTTTACGAAAACGATATATTCTATCGTGATACTTGTACGTTAATGTACTTTAATTATAAAACCACAAAGAAGATGGTTTATAAGAAAAAAGTTAAAGACAACGGTAATATAAGTATGATAGAAAAAGATGATGGTTTTAATCCACCAGATGAGATGATGGAAGAAAACAATTTTGAGAAGGTAGAAAAAACAATTGATGTTTGGTATGATGGAGTAATGGTTATGGGGACAAACATAATTTTAAAATGGGAGCTTGCTAAGAACATGGTAAGACCTAAGTCTTCATCTCAACACGCAATACCTAATTACGTAGCTGTTGCACCAAGAATGTACAAAGGGGTTATTGAATCTTTGGTTAGAAGAATGATTCCTTATGCTGATTTAATTCAGATGACGCATTTAAAATTACAACAAGTTATATCACGTACAGTTCCTGATGGTGTCTATATTGATGCAGATGGTTTAAATGAAGTTGATTTAGGTACAGGAGCAGCATATAACCCAGAAGACGCATTAAGACTTTATTTCCAAACAGGTAGTGTAATTGGTAGAAGTTATACACAAGAAGGAGATTATAATCAAGGTAAAATACCAATACAGCAGCTTACAAGCAATTCGGGAGCTTCTAAGACACAAATGCTTATAGCTAACCTAAACCACTATTTAGACATGATTCGAGCTGTAACAGGCTTAAATGAAGCGAGAGATGGTACAATTGCTAACTCCGATGCTTTAGTGGGTGTTCAAAAGTTAGCAGCATTAAGTTCTAATACCGCTACTCGACATATATTAGATGGAAGTCTTTACATATATAGAACGTTAGCTGAGGCTTTAACTTACAGGGTAGCGGATATTTTAGAATACGCAGACTTTAAAGATGATTTTGTAAACAAAATAGGTAAATACAATGTTAGTATACTTGGAGAAATATCTGATTTATATATATATGACTTTGGAATCTTTATTGAATTGTCTCCAGACGAAGAGCAAAAAGCAATGCTTGAGCAAAATATTCAAATGGCATTATCAAAAAGTGATATTAACTTGGAAGACGCTATTGATATACGTGAAATTAAAAATCTTAAACTTGCGAATCAGTTGCTAAAAGTAAAACGTAAGGCTAAGCAAGAGCAAGATCAGCAAATGGAAATGCAGAAGCAAGCTATGATTACTCAGCAACAATTAAAATCTCAGGAGTTAGCTGCTCAAGTAGCTATGCAAAAAATACAAGCTGAAACTCAAGCTAAGATGCAATATAGACAGGCGGATGTAGCTTTTGAAATTGAAAAACAAAAAGCAGAAGCTCAATTGAAAGCTCAGTTAATGCAGCAAGAGTTTAATTATAACTTACAGCTACAAGGAATGACACAGACACAACTTTCACAAAGAGAGGCTGATAAAGAAAAAGCAAAAAGTGATAGGATAAGTCAACAAAATACAGAACAATCAAAATTAATTACTCAACGAAAGAATAATTTACCTCCACAGAACTTTGAATCTAACGAGGATAGTTTAGATGGTTTTGATTTATCAGAGTTTGAACCAAGATAATGTGTTTAAATTTTACGTAACTTTGCAATTAAATTAAATTAAATCAAATGGACATTAAAGTAAGAGAAGTGTCGGCTGAAGAAAAGTCGTCTCAAGAAATAGAACAAGAACTCCTTGAAAAACATGAGGAGAAGTTTCAGTCTCAGACTGAACAAGAATCTACAGATGTTAAGGTTGAAGAACCAGCAGCAGAAGTAGAAGTAAAAGAAGAAAGTACACAGGTAGAAACTCCTGTTGAAGAGGTAGTAGAAGAAAAACCTCCGCAACTAGAAACTCCACCTGAATTAAATGAAGACGAAGTTCTTTCATATATTGGAAAAAGATACGGTAAGGAAATTAATTCTATTGATGAATTAGTTAGCCAGCGTGAGGAAAGCGAACCGCTTCCCGAAGACGTTGCTGCTTACCTAAAGTATAAAAAAGAAACTGGACGTGGTTTTAATGATTTTGCAAAATTGCAAAAAGATTATTCTGACTTAAGTCCAGATGCTTTGCTTAGAGAGTATTATACAATAACTGAAGAAGGTTTAGACCCTGAAGACATAGATGATATGATGGATGAGTTTAGTATTGATGAAGATATACATGAACCAACTGAAATTAAAAAAATAAAACTAGCAAAGAAAAAAGAGATTGCTAAAGCTAAAAAGTTTTTACGTCAACAACAGGAACAATACAAACAGCCTCTTGAGTCAAGGGAAAGTTCTGCCTCTGTAAATAACGATGAACTGATAGAATATAGGCAATATTTAGAGTCAGCTAAAGCTCAACAGGATGATGCTATTCAAAAAAGAGAATGGTTCGTTAAAAAAAGCGACGAGGTATTCAGCTCCGAATTTAAAGGTTTTAAGTTCAATATAGGAGAGAATGATGTAGTGTATTCCCCAGGTAGTGCTTCTGAACTTAAAAAAGCTCAAGAGACTCCACTTAACTTTGTAAATAAGTATTTGGATTCTAATGGTTTTATTAAAGATGCAGAAGGTTATCACAAGTCTTTAGCTGTTGCAATGAACCCTGAAAAGTTTGCACAGTTCTTTTATGAACAAGGCAAATCCCAGGCAACTGATGATGTAATACGTAAAACTAAAAATATAAATATGAGTGAGCGTAGTGCGCCAGAGGTTTTTGTCAAATCAGGTTTTCAAGTTAAATCAGTTTCTCAGCCTTCAAACAAGGGACTGAGAATTAAGAGTATTAAAAAAACGTAATAATAATTTAAAATAATATAAAATGGCAGGACAAGTAAATGCAACGCCAACATTCGCGTTGACACCGAGTTCAGAAAGAACTCCAACAGCTCAAAACTATATTGTAAATTTTGATTTCTTAAATCAGTATCTACCAGATACGTATGAAAAAGAATTTGAAAGATACGGTAATAGAACGATTTCTTCATTCCTTAGAATGGTAGGAGCGGAAATGCCTACAAACTCAGACCTTATCAAATGGGCTGAACAAGGTAGGTTACACACGAAATATACAAGCGTAGGTACAGTTGCAGCACTAGCTGCTGACCAAGCAGTATTTCAAGTAAATGATGTATTAGACCCAACAACTGCTGAGCAAGTAATCAGAGTTGGACAAACTATTGTAGTTGTTCAAAATAATGGTTCAGGTTTAAACAAAGCAGTAGTAAGCGCAGTAAACAATGCCGGTGGTGGTAGAGGACAGTTCACAGCTGACTTTTACGAAGCAGGTGGTTTAGTAACTGCAGGTACTGGTGCTGGTAACGCAGACGTTACAGTATTCATTTACGGTTCAGAATTTAGAAAAGGAACAGCAGGTATGGTAGGTTCATTAGAAGCTAATGACTTTATCTTCGATAACAAACCAATCATTATTAAAGATACGTATAACGTATCTGGTTCTGATATGGCACAAATCGGATGGGTAGAAGTAACAACTGAAGACG